ACAACCGTCTTACCAAAAGGTTCAAGAGGTGAAGAAAAACGTATTCGTATTCTACCTACTAAAGATGGCTCTTCGCCATTTGTTGAGGTATACTTCCACGAAGTACAGGTGGATGGAAATTGGATTAAATTATTTGACCCTAAGCAAGAAGGAAAACGTTCTCCATTAAACGAGATTCATGATGAATTAATGATGACAGGTGTTGAGTCTGACCGCGAGTTAGCTCGTCAATATCGTTCTCGTAAATTCTATATTGTGAAAGTTATCGACCGCGATAATGAAAATGATGGTGTTAAGTTTTGGAGATTTAAACATAATGCAAAAGGAGACGGTATCTTAGATAAAATTATTCCTATCTTCCGTAACAAAGGTGATATCACAAGTGTTACTGAAGGTCGTGACCTAATCTTATCATTAACTTTAGCTAAGTCAGGTAATGGTAAAGATTATACAACTATCAATTCAGTGATTCCTGAAGATAAAGGACCTTTACACACTGATGAGAATATCGGTAACACGTGGGCTAAAGATGAACTAGTGTGGTCAGATGTTTATTCTAAGAAAGGTGAAGACTACTTAGACATGGTGGCAAAAGGTGAAGTACCACGTTGGGATTCTAACTCAAATAAGTGGGTATCTAACTCAACGGGCGAAGAAACGGTTGGACAACAACCATCAGCACCTTCCGCGCCATCAGCACCCGCTTCGGCTCCTGTAATTGAGGACCCACAGGCGGATGAGGAAGTTGACGAAGAGTTACCTTTTTAAAATGGTAAAATTACCCTTCTAATATCACGGGGCGGTGAAATATCCGCCCCATTTTAAAAACAAAATACATGGCAATTAAAAAACAAGATTTTTCAAGTATTGCGAGTGTTGTAAACAAATACTCAACTAAAACCACATATAAGGCTGACAGGTTCTTAGATTTGGGAGATGCTTTCTTGGATGCAACGGGTATTCCCGGTCCTGCCATTGGTCACATCAACATGTTGTTAGGACATTCAGACACAGGAAAGACAACCGCATTATTAGGTGCAGCCGCTGATGGTGTTAAAAAAGGAATGTTACCTGTGTTTATTATCACAGAACAGAAGTTTGATTTTGAACATGCAAGGATTATGGGTATTCCTGTTGAACAAGTGGTGGATGCTGAAACAGGTGAAGTGACTTATTCAGGTCCTTATATCTTTAAGAACGATTTTGATTACATTGAACAAATTACCGATTTCATGAATGAAATTATGGATGCACAAGATAAAGGAAGCATTCCTTATGACTTGCTATTCCTATGGGATTCAGTTGGTTCGGTTCCTTGTAAGATGACATACGAAGGTAAAGGTGGTAAACAACACAATGCGGCAGCTTTGGCTGACAAAATTGGTATGGGTATTAACCAACGTATCTCGGGTTCACGTCGTTCTGAGAAACCACACACAAATACATTGATTATTGTTAATCAACCTTGGGTTGAACTACCTGACAATATATATGGACAACCAAAGATTAAAGCAAAAGGTGGTGAAGCAATTTATTTGAATTCAACATTAGTTTTCTTATTTGGTAATCAAAAGAATGCCGGTACAACTAAAATACCTATCACAAAAAACAAAAGAACTATTAGTGTAGCTACAAGAAGTAAAATTTCTGTAATGAAAAACCACGTTAATGGTATTGCGTTTGCTGATGGTAAGATTATGGTCACACCACACGGATTCTTAAGAGCAAAAGAAACGGCTGAAGAAAAGATTTCACGTGAACAATATGTTAAAGATAACTTAGATTATATTAGTAAGTTGTTTGGTGAAAAAGTATCTGACTTAAAAGACATCAAATTTGATGATGTTTTGGATGCAAATGATTCAGACGAAGAATAGTTTCACAATTTAAATTAAATAAAATGTCCGTTTTACTTGTCGATGGTGACAATTTATTAACAATCGGATTTTACGGGTGTAAAAACTTCTTTTATAAAGGGAATCATATTGGGGGAATATATCATTTCCTCAATACCCTTAGAAGGTCTTTTGAAGAATATCACTTAGATAAGATTGTTGTATTTTGGGACGGGCATGAAGGTTCATTATCACGCAGAAAGGTTTATCATCTATATAAAGAAAATAGAAAAAGTAGACTTCGTAGTGATGAAGAATTAAATTCATACAATTATCAAAGAGAAAGAGTTAAACAATACCTTGAGGAGCTATTTGTTCGTCAAGGAGAGTACGAATTCTGCGAAACCGATGATTGTATTGCTTACTACACAAAGAACTCACCAGAGGAAAAGAAAATAGTCTATTCCTCAGATGGAGACTTAACTCAATTAGTTTCCGAAAACACAAAAATTTATAACCCATCGCATCATAAACTTTATAGTGTCAATGATACTATCAAGTATAGCCATGAAGATGTCTTAATTGAAAATGTAAAAATTATTAAGATACTATGCGGCGACCCATCAGATAATATCTCAGGTATTAAAAATATGGGTATCAAACGATTGATTACTCTCTTCCCCGAAGTACAAACAAAAAAACTATCTTTAGATGACATTATACAAAAAAGCAATGTTATCTTTGAACAAGATAAAAATAATAAACTAATAACCAATTTATTAACCGGTGTAACTAAACACGGCGTCTTTGGTAATGAGTTTTTTGAAATTAACAATAAAATTGTTAACTTAGATGAACCATTGTTAACAGATGAAGCTGAGGAAAATATTAACCAATTAATAGGGGAGAATCTTGACTCTGAAGGAAGGTCATACAAGAATGCAATCAAATTAATGACGGAAGATGGGATTAACAATGTCCTACCAAAATCAGATGATGCTTTTGCTAAATTCTTAAATCCTTTCTTAAGATTAACAAGAAAAGAAAAAAATAAAAGAATTATTAAAATCAAAAACTATGAGTAACGAGCAATCAATCACAAAATTTGAGTTCATCTTAACATTAGAAAAAAATATTGTATGCCAACGCTTTTTTAATGTAATCGAACATAACCCTAAATCACTCCGTTCGTTAGACATTTACGAATATGTAAAAAATATTTGTGAGGAAATTTCGGATGATTTGAAAATAAAAACTTCCGATTATTTGTGTGAAAATCAAAATTATTTCCTGTCTTCGGATTATGTGGAAGAAAATTCTGATAAAGATAAAGAACAGTTTTTACTACAACTAAAGTTGGGTGAAGATGTATTTATACAAAGAGTATTTCCGGCACATTATTTTCACCCAAAGGTGAGATATACTGTTGATATTCGTCCGAAACTAAAGAGAATGTTGGGTAACCTAACCGACATATTATCATCTGATGAATTGGAAACAACTTATTTAAATTACCAACTTTAATTAACTTTTTAAAAATTATTATGGAAGAAAGAAATTTTGGATATCTAGGGTTTTCTTTTCAACAATCGTTGTTAAAAGCGATTATTGAAGACAGAAAATATGGTGAAACTATCATCGAAGTTTTGGAAACAAAGTTTTTTGATAACAACTCATTTAGATATATCATCGAAAATGTTAAAGAATTATACTCATCATACGGTAAGATACCAAATTATGAAACCGTCATTCAAAAAATTATTTCAGAAAGTGGAAATAAGGATAGCAATCGTATTCATATTGACACGTTGGAGCAAATCAAAAATGATGAAAATGACGTAAATTTTGTAAAAGACAGAGCGTTAAACTTCTGTAAACAACAAAATCTTAAAAAGGAATTAAAGTCTGTAAATCATATTATTGATAATGGTAACTTTGAAGATTACCATAAAATCGAACAAATTATTCAAAAAGCACTACAAGTTGGTACCGATGATAATGATGTTGTCGATGTATTCTTTGATATTGATTCTGCATTAGAGAAAGATTTTAGATTACCAATACCAACCGGTATCGTGGGTATCGATAACTTATTAAAAGGTGGATTAGGGCGTGGCGAATTAGGTATTATCTTAGCACCAACCGGTACAGGTAAAACTACAATCTTAACCAAGTTTGCCAACACAGCTTTTAATTTGGATAAAAATGTTTTACAAATATTCTTTGAGGATAATCGAGACAACATAAGAAGAAAACATTTTACCATTTGGACAAATGTTGAGCCCGATGACCAACCCGAATGTGCTGAGGAGGTAAAAGAAAAAGTACTTGAAGCACAAGCTCGTTCTAAAGGTATATTAAGGATGATTAAGATGTCAAGTGATGACGCTACCATATCTAAAATTAAATCAAAGATTAGAAAACTTATATCTGAAGGGTTTAAACCCGATATGTTAGTTTTAGACTATGTGGATTGTGTTAGTTCAGATAAGAGTATAGATGGTGAAGAGTGGAAAGGCGAGGGCTCCGTAATGAGAAGTCTTGAATCTATGACCACTGAATTTGATATGGCAATATGGACAGCAACACAAGGTAGTCGCGATTCAATTTCATCTGAAATTGTAACAAGTGACCAAATGGGCGGCTCGATTAAAAAAGCACAAATTGCACACGTTATTATTTCTATTGCTAAAACATTGGAACAAAAAGAACATAACTTAGCAACATTAAGTTTATTAAAGTCACGTATTGGGCAAGATGGAATTATATTCCAAAATTGTAAATTCGATAACAAAATGTTAATTATCGACACCGATACTCAAAATACTTTACTTGGTCACGAAGAACAAAAGACACAAGATAGAGCAAACAGAGCGGCTGAAGCGTATAGAGCAAGACAACAAAGAGAAAATCAAACAATTTAAATTATGACTGAAAAAATACTACAAGACAACCCAGGAAGGTTTGTCCTCTTTCCTATCGAACATAACGATATATGGAAATACTATAAACAACAAGAAGCATGTTTTTGGACTGCTGAAGAAATCGATTTAGGCCAAGATATTCAAGATTGGGATAATAAATTGAATGATGATGAGAAACATTTTGTAAAACACATCTTAGCTTTCTTTGCGGCATCCGATGGTATTGTAAATGAAAACATTGCAATAAATTTTTTGAATGAGGTACAATATACCGAAGCGAAAATGTTTTATGGGTTTCAAATTATGATGGAAAATATTCATAGCGAGACCTATTCGTTATTGATTGATTCTTATATCAAAGATAAAGAAGACCAATTAAATTTATTTAATGCGATTGAAACAATACCGGCAATCAAAAAGAAAGCTGAGTGGGCTATGAGATGGATTGAAAATGGAACATTCGCTGAACGTCTTATTGCATTTGCAGCAGTTGAAGGTATTTTCTTTTCAGGTTCGTTCTGTTCAATCTTTTGGTTAAAGAAACGTGGTTTAATGCCGGGTTTAACTTTCTCCAATGAATTGATTTCACGTGACGAAGGAATGCATTGTGACTTTGCTTGTCACTTATCCAATAATCACATTCAAAATAAATTATCGGAAGATAAGATTAAAGAAATTATTGTTAGTGCATTAGCTATTGAAAAAGAATTTATCTTGGAAG